GTTACCGGTCGTGACAGCCATCAGCTTCCACTCTTCGCCCCGGTGCCGTAGCTCGTTAGTACCCTGCTTCATGCGGTCTTTCTGCTGGCCCCCGGCGAACTGGTAGGCAATCTCCGACATAGCGTCGGGAGACATATTGGTGATCTCGTCGAGGTACATGGGGATGTTGTGGTAAATCTCCCCGCGCATCATCTTGGCGTTGATGGTATCGGTGCGGTGCATGATGAGACTCTTGGGCCTACCCCACGCGCCAGCAGCCACCAGCATAGCTGTGGTCTTCCCGAGGCCTGACTCCTTACTCCAGATGTGCGTAGCTACAGCGTTGACGCTCGACGACTCCATCATCACCGAGGCAAAACTTGTTAGTACGATGTACTGATGTAGCTCCATGCCGGGCTTGTTGAAGAAGTTGGCCGTGTTGACCCACCCCTGCAGGGTGCCCTTACTGCGGAATGCCGGGAACATTGCCCCCGTGGTGGCGCTTGGTGCGTTGTGGTCGGTGCGGTCTGGGAATATCTCCTTGTCACCAATGACAAAGGACGAGCAGTTTTCGTCGGTCCACCCAAACTGCCGCCGTGCCATATCCGCCTGCGTCGTTAGCTGTAATTCGTCAATCCAAGTTTTCATATACTTTACGATCCCATCCATGTTGGTCATGAACACGCCTCTACGGGCCATCGCTCTTTTGAACTCGTCTCGGGATATGGCTACCTGCAGAGGTACGGTGAACTCCCGCACCCCGTCCATGGGCATGTGTAGCCGCATCACGATGCACTCGCCAAGCTCTGGGTCGTCTAGGCGCCGTGTGGCGTACAAGTCGTTGATGTAGACCAGCTTGTCTTCTTCGATGCCGTCGTCGTCCTCAGAGCGGATGTAGACACCACCGTTAGCCCCCCGGAAATATGGGGCCGGGTACTTCGGAATCACTATCTCTTCAGAGGTATCGTTCTCGTCGCCCTCGGCCTGCACCACCGTGGCAGATACAGGGTCCTTGTGCTCCCGTATCCGGTTACCGAGCGTTATGGGCGAGCGTATCTGTTCGAAGTTAGGACACCCCTCACAGATGCCCGGGTTGTAATCGTTGAAGCTGCTGCAGAGGTATGGCCCCTTGATGCGCTCCAGCTTGGCTTCAGTTTCGGCGGGGTCATAGTCCGGGTGCCCCTTAGACATCAGGTGAGCTACCTGCTGCCCTTCCTTCGTAAACTTGGCAATAGATAGCCCGGCTCGCCACAGCGGCTCGTCTACCTTGTCCTGATGCCGCAGGATGTACTTGAGCTGGTCGCAGCCTTTCCCGGCTTTGGTCTTCAGCATGATGGTTTTGAAGGACGACTCGCGGTTACCGGTCAGGGCTTCCATCAAGGCGTTGGCTTCGACAGGACGCTTCTTGCCCATGTTCGGGACGTACACGTCCAGCTTCGCCGAAAGCGCATCCATGCTGATAGGTGACACAAACTCCTTGCCAAGTATCTGCACCGGGAGCGGGTCGCCCTTGTGGTTGCGCGTGTTAGGGACTCGTAGCACCCGGGCTATGTCAGCGGTCACCGCTGGGTCAGCGTCTAGCTTCTTGACCTCACAGGCCTTCTTCAGCCGCTCAGCCACCCCACGCCATGCTGCTGCGTCTACCGGAGCGTCGAGAAACCAATAGGCATGGATGCCACGGCCTGAGTTAACGAGCTGCGGCTTAGGTAGGTCTAGCTGCTTGCAGAACTGCTGCAGGGCCTTGAGGGCAGCACCCTGCGTCGGGTACGCCTTGCCGTTGCCACAGTCCAGATCGAGGAAGAACGACTGCAACGTAAGCGCATTGTCTACCTTGCGGCGGTCCTCAGGGCCATAGGTTGCCAGCCCATAGAATACGTCGTATCCCTCGTCGTCTAACTCGTTGGCCCTGATTACTAGGTCATCGATGGAAGAGTGAAACTCCTGCTTGATGCCTCCAGACTTTTTGGCTGCAAAGGTGCAGTAGCGTCCATCTCCCCCCAACACTCGATACAAAAATTGTCTTGTGTCCATATCCCACCTGATTGATAGAGACACCGCGACAGGGGCGCTGCAGTACCCTTTTCGGCGTTAACCTAGTCGCGGCGTTGGGGGACTCTTAGTCGTCCCAGAACGAGTCAACGATGTCAGCAAGGTCAGCATCGTCCGCCGGGGGCGTCTCTGCCTTCTTCCTCACCTTCTTCGGCTCGCTTACGACTTCCTCCGCTGCCTCTACCTCAACTTCAGGCTCGGGCTCCGCTGCCTCGATGGCATTGGCACGGGGCTTTGCTGCGGGCTTGGGGGCTTCCTTAACTTCGACTTTCTGTGCCCCATCGGTCTGTGCAACAGTCATGGTGACGGCCCGCTTCGTGTCCTCATGCTCGCGCATCTCAAGAGCTTTTTCTAGCTCTTCATCAGTTAGAGGACGCACGGGCTTGAAGAACAGCTTGGGCACTTCGCTGTTTTCGTCGAAGTACATCTCCGTTACGAGTGCCACGGCGGGCATATCGTTAGCACGGAGGAACTTCGCGTAGGCCTGCATCGGCATCTTGTTGTCCTTCGCTTCGCCAAAGATAGACGTAGCGGGGAGCTGAAGCTGATACACCTCACCAAGTTTCTGCGGGAAGGCGATAGCCAGACGCTGCGAGAAGCGGCATGCACGACCGTTACCGAGGCCGGAGCCCTTCACGTTCTGCGGGCAGTCCATGCACTTGCTAGCTTGGCGCTGATCTTCAGGCACGTCAGAGGACGGCACGTTGGTATCAGCCGACCAGCAGGTAGGCGCAGACACGTTCTTGGGATCGTAGGTGCCTTCGTAGTAGGTCCGAGCGATCTTAGCTGCGTCGATGATGACGATTTCCATGGAGTCGTTCTTGCTGACCCGCATCTCTTCGCCGTTAACCACCTGACGGAACTTGCCACCACGCAGACTGATTCGGCGATTCGTTGCGCCGCCACCACCGCTGCCACCGGCAAGGTTGTCGTTCAGGTCCTTCAGCTTGGCGAACATGTCGCTGCTGACAAGGGCGTTGCCCTTAAACATCTCCATATCATTACTCACTAGCGTTCTCCTTAGAGGTCGTCATCAGCGTCAAAGGGAAGCAGCTCTTGCTCCTCTTCAACCACAGACTCTTCGATTACAGGCTCTACGGCCTGCTGCACGGGTGCTTCTTCGGGCATGGGCCCACCTGTCTTCGCTGCCCGGCGACGAGCGTTCTCGTCGAAGAAGTGTTGCTCGATCTCCGCCAGCATGAAGCGGTAAGCGGTCCCGACCTTGACGTACAGGTTCGGCGGGATTTTGTGCTTCCGCATCCACAGGCGCACCGTGGGAACTGATACAGAGAAATGCTCTGCCAGCTCAGTAGACGAAACATACTTCGGTTGCATACAAGCTCCTTACTTTTTGCGGACAGCTACGGTGTATTCCGTTTCCGCGTTCAATCCCGGCGGGATCAGGTCAGGGTTTTCCTCCAAGAACTGCTTCACGTTGGTCTGATTCAGACGCTTGTCGAAGAACTCAGGGACTCTATGCTCCATAACGAAGTCGTACATAGAGGCCCAGTCGCTCGTCCAGTAACGGCGCTTGATCGTCCGGTAAAACACGCCCTCGGTGGTCTTAACACTCTCGACGTTGTGCTCCTTGCAGTGGTCCAGCAGGGCTTTCTTGATCTTGTCCTGCTTACCCAGCAGCGCTTCGTCTTGAGCTTTGAACTCGGCGGACAGCTCGCTACGCTTGTTGCGTATAGTGATGTACGCCTTCACCAGCTTCTCTAGTGGTATCTCTGCCATTGGGGTTCTCCTCTCAAGAGACCCTTACATTAAATGCTATGTTCTAATTAGTCAAGCAATTCTTTGTACAAATCGATCATCTTCGTGTGAACGTCAATACGTCCATCTAATAACTTATATACACGTCGTTCCACTTCCGAGCCCTGTAGCTGTACCACGAGGCAAGGATGCTTCTGGCCGGAGCGATGCACCCGGGCGTTGGCCTGAGCGTAGGTCTCCAAAGAACTCGTCGGGCCCCACCAGACCACTGTGTTAGCGGCTGTGAGTGTCACCCCGTGCGCTGCGGCTCGTGGCTGAATAATCAGCACCCGAGGGTCTTTCTGCTCCTGAAAACACTTAAATATCTCGGTGCGCTTCTTGGCGGGCACGTCGCCGTAGATCACGTCGCTCGTGATGCCGTCTTTCTTGAACCGCTCGGACAGCAAGCCGATAACATGTCGGAAGGGTACGAACACCAGAACTTTCTGGCTGGCCTCGTCGATGACCTCTTTCAGGATGTTGTAGCGGTTCTTGATGTCGAACTCTAGGGTCTCGCCTTCGTCGCTGTAGACCGCGCCACAACTTATCTGCATGAGCTTATTCATCATCACCGCTGCGTTAGCTGCCGTGATCTCTTCCCCGTCCGCCTGCATGACCATGCGGCTCTTCAGCATGTCGTAATACTTCTTCTGCTGAGATGTGAGGGGCACCTCACGTTTGACGTAGGTCATCTCGGGCAGGTCTAGGCACTGCTCCTTGGTGAAACGTATGGCTGGCTGCAGGGCGTCGTACACAATGTCTGTGGCTTCGGGCCGGGGCATCCACTTGAACTGCGTCACCTTGTGCATCACCTGCTCACGGAACGTACCAAAGAACCGTGGCACTCCCCGGGGATTGACCAACTTGGCTAAGCCATAGGCGTCGAGGGGCGACTGTGCGGCGGGGGTTCCCGTCATCATCCAGAGCCAAGTCTCTGGTTTCAACAATTTATTCAGGGTCTTCCAGCGCTTGGTCTGGGGGTTCTTGTAGTGCGTTGCCTCGTCCACGACGATGAGGTCAAACCCGCTGTTGGCGATGGCGTCGGCAACGATCTCCACACCGTCGTAATTAATTATCACGAAGTCCGCATCACCCTCGATGATCTGCTGCCGCTTGTCCTTGGCACCATAGGCGATGTCTACGGTACGGTGCATGGCAAAGGTAAACAGGTCCGCCCGCCACGCCGAATCCATAATCGACAAGGGGCAGATGACCAGCACCCGGTTGACCTTGCCCTGCTTCATCAGGAAGTCCGCCGCCCAGATAGCTGAGGCAGTCTTACCTGTGCCCTGCTCGTTGAAGCAGAACCCTCGCCTGTTCAAGGTCAGGAACGCCGCTGTGGTCTTCTGGTGCGCGAAGGGCGCGTGCTGCCCCGACCACTCGTAGCGCCCTTCAATGGGCGAGGGGGCCTTGATATTCAGGTTTTTCAGCACCTGAACTTCTTCAATGCCCCAGTTAATAACTACCCTGCCGTCTCCCACGGCCTTGCTCTTCGGGATCACCGTAGTGATCTGCTCCGGGTTGTTAGTCCGAAACACTAGCGCCTTGTTCTTAACAACTTGCATACTACCTCTTTGGTTTTGGCCCTTTCTTCTGGTAGTTACGGCTGCGGTTTCTGGCCCGGCTCTCGATCTTCACGCCGTCCTTGTTGCTGCCGCCACGGCTGAGAGGCTTGTTGTGACTAACATCCTTGCCCTCACGCTTGTCAGCTTTACCGTTCTTGTTTTTGTCCACGCCTTCCTTGTCGATGGCTCGCCGAGCACGTTGGCGCTCCATGCGGTTCTCATGCTCGCCACGAGCCTTCTGCTGCTGGTACTCCTTCTTGTACGGACGCTTCTTGTTAACGTAAGGCATCTCACTTCCTCCCGTTATGGGGACACTCAAG